CAGGTCTGGAAGTCACGGCCGAACAGCTGGCGGCCATTGAGAAGGCGGTCAAGGAGAACTACAAGACCGTCGTGGACTACGACAAGCAGAAGGAGAAGCTGGACGCTGCGGAGGACAAAGCGAAAACGCTCGAAGAGTCCCTGGAGAAGTTCAAAGACGTTGATCCGGAAGCACTGAAGCAGTCCATCGAGGACCTGAAGAAGGAGCTGAAGCAGAAGGACACCGAGTACGCGGGCAAAATCGCGGACAGGGACTTCGAGGACGTCCTGAAGGACGCGATCAGCGGAGCGAAGGGCAAGAACGCGAAGGCGATCCGAGCTCTTTTGGATCTCGACACTCTGAAGGCTTCAAAGAACCAGAAGGACGACGTCGCTGCGGCGATCAAGGCACTCACAGAAGCAGAGGACAGCGCGTTCCTGTTCGCAAAGGACGACGGGGACGAGCCGGACGACGCTGACGACGATGCTGCCGGAGTGGTCGGCAAGGCTGACGTCATAGGAACCGTAAAAGGCGGAAGCGGGGACAGCTTCCTCGCAGGCCTGCGCTCTTCGATGGGCCTGGCATCTTCCGCCACTGAAAAGAAAGAGTAAGAGGTGATAAAAATGGCAAATACCATCCAGAAGTTTAAGAAGTACGTGGTGGGCCTCCTCGATGAGGTCTACAAGAACGCATCCAAGACAGCGATCCTCGACGGTGCTCCCGAGCTTGCGAGCCAGGGCGCAAACGCCGACGAGCTCATCATCCCCAAGATCGACATGGACGGCCTCGGGGACTACGATCGCAACTCCGGCTACACCCAGGGCGACGTGACCTTCACAAACGAGACCGTGAAGTGCAACTTCGACCGCGGCAGAATGTTCACCGTGGACAACGTGGACAACATGGACACCGCCGGCATGGCCTTCGGTGAGTTCATCCGCACAAAGGTCGTTCCCGAGCTCGATGCGTTCCGTTTTGCGACCTATGCCGCAACATCCGGCGCGGACATTACAGCGCACAGCGGATCCTATGCTGACGGCGAGGCTGTTCGCAAGGCCATCGCTGCGAAGAACGACGCGATGACAGACGCCGAGGTTCCCGCAGAGGGCCGTGTGCTCTTCATCAACCCCGTCCTGAACGGTATGATCCGCGACATGGACACCACAAAGAGCAAGGAGCTCCTTGCGAAGTTCGCAGCCGTCGTAGAGGTTCCCCAGGCGCGTTTCTACACCGCCATCGAGCAGCTTGACGGTAAGAGCGAGGGCCAGAAGAAGGGCGGCTTCAAGAAGGCCGATAGCGGCTTCAACCTCAACTTCCTCATCGTTGAGAAGTCCGCAGTCATCCAGTACCAGAAGCACGTGGCACCCAAGACTGTCACACCCGAGCAGAACCAGGACGCAGATGCGTACAAGTTCGGCTATCGTAACGTCGGCATCGCTGACACTTACGAGAACAAGGCAGCAGGCATCGCTGGCGAGTATGCCGGCGCATAAGGAAGGAGGAGAGGCTCATGGGTAAGATCGTAGGACTTACAAAGGAGCTGATCGCCGCACGCAAAGAGGCAGCCAAGAAGGCTGCCTCTGAAGTTAAGGGCGAGAAGGCACCCGAGAAGAAGGAACCCGAAACAGGCAAGAAATAAGACAGGAGGGAGCTGCATGGCACTCGTAACATGGGAGCGATACAGCTCCCTTTATTCAGGAATTAAAGACGAGGATCAGTTCGAGATAGCGGAACAGAAGGCCGAGCTGGAAGTGGCCAGGGTGATCGGTGCGATCCACTGGGCGGAGCTTCCCAAGGACATCTCCGGGGAGTTTTATGCTGGCCAGCTGTGCGACTGCATCTGCAAGGTCATAGACTACCAGGTGCAGGCAGGCAGCAAAGCAGGCAAGGGCATCACGTCGGCATCCAACGACGGCTACTCGGAGAGCTACGCGATTGTGAAGCAATCCGAAGCAGTCGAGGAGCTGGACGCGAACATCCGGGCGTGGCTATCCGGCACTGGTCTCGTGAGGGCGTACTGATGGCAATGTTTACGGATGTAATAACTTTATACCAGAAGCAGGGAAGCAGCTGGAAGCGCACCGTCGTCGAGGGCGTGCAGTGGTCCGATAAGCTCGACAAGAGCCTCTCGACCGGAAAGCTCACGACATCCTGGAGCGCGAACATCACCTTCCCGGAGGACGTCCTGGATCAGATCGACCTGAAAACCTTCACGGAGGAGGATGCGATCTTCTTGGGCGAGCTGACCGAAGAAGTGACCAGCACAAAGGGGAGCAGGCTCTCCGATCTTCTGGCCACGTACCCGAAGGGCGGGATCATCCGCCAGGTGAACGACAACAGCAACCGCGACCTGCTCAAAAATATCAAGGTGGTGGTGTACTGATGGCGGACACTTTCGTTTTTAAGGGTTTTTTATACGACGAGGACAAGATCCTCGCGAAGCGCAACCTGGAGATGGGCGGAGCTGTGCAGAAGTTCATCGACAGCGAGGTCCTGCGGTTATGTGAACCGCTGGTACCGTTCGACCAGGGAACGCTGGCAAGATCCGGACAGATCAACACGGTCATCGGATCCGGCCAGGTTAAGTACCGGACGCCTTATGCGCGGCGCTGGTATTATATGCCGGCCAACTTTCAGGAAGCACCACGGCGCGGGAACCACTGGTTCGACCGCATGAAGCAGAACGGCGGGAAGGACGAGATCCTCGCCGGCGCGCGCAAGCTCGCAGGAGTTTAACTATGACAATATCGGCAGCACTTGCCTCCTGGCTCTCGTACTACGAGGCGATGGAGGTGGACACAAACCACATCACGGACGGCTCGGACAAGTACGGGCTCTTCAAGTCTCCGAACAGGACGACGAAGGAGTTCAACAACGGGACCTACGAGATCACGGAGTTCTACCAGTTCTTCGCTCGACAGGCTTCCGTGAGCGAGACAGACCGGAAGGACGCGGACGAGTGGCTGGAGGATCTGGCGTACTGGGCGGACGACTTCCCGTTCCTTTACGACTACCCGGCACTCAACGGAGGGCGCAAGATCGACAAGATCGCGCTGACCGGCGCACCGTACCCTATGGAGACCGGATCCGGCGACACGCTCTTCCAGATGTCCCTGGCTGTCACGTACACAAGAGAAAGAGAGGAATGAGAAAATGGCAGAACTTACAAGATTAAAGAAGTTTAAGACGATCCCGTTCATCAACATCGGGACAGACGCAGCTCCCCAGTGGGCCCGCATCGGCAAGTCTACGATCTTCGACCTCGCGCTCAATGCGAACGTCGTGACCAGCGACTTCATCGAGGACGAGATGCCGACCGACGACATCACCTACTACAAGCCCACCCTTCCGCAGGAGCTTCAGACTAACGCAGGCGACGCGGCCTTCGACTATGTCTACGACAAGTTCTACAACCTGCCCACAGGTGAGGAGGTCAAGGAGGACGTCCTGATCGTGTTCGCAGGAAAAACGAGCCCCTACAAGGCATGGAGATCGATGGCCACGATGATCCTGAAGGATCTGAACACCGTGGACGAGAAGATCCTGTTCGACCTTAACTTCGGCGGAACGATCGACCGCGGAACTGCAACCGTCACTGATGGCGTGCCCGAGTTCACAAGTGGAAACGCCTAAAAATAAGCACATAAGAGGAGGAGAACACAATGCTCTACACTGCAATCATTAAAGACCACAGCTTCGACCTGCCGAAGAAGACCCTGGCAGTCACCGAGAAACTGGAGAACGTCATCCGCACGGACACCCGTGCAGGCGTGTCGCTTCGTGAGAAGTACAAAGTGACCTATGACTGCGTGGCTAACCTGATCGGCCCGGAAAACGCGGAGGCCATCGGTGCAACGATCGACGACTGCGACGTGAATGACATCACGCTCGCTTTCAGGATGATCGTGGACGCCTACAACAAGCCCCTGGAGGACTACAAGACCGACCGGAGCGCTGGAGATCTGAACCGCTTGCCGCTCGATAAGCTCATGACTCTCGTCGAGGCGGCGAAGCAGGTGAACAAGCTCGAAGAAGCCGGACACAAGAAGGAGTCCGGACCGCTTCAGGTCGTTAAATGATAGACCTCACAAAAAAGAGCCTGCCGAACACTGTGGAGGTGG